GAGTGTTTGATTTTTTTAAAACGCCATTGGCATAAGATTTGCATTTAGGACACCCACTTTTTTGATGTAGATGAACGCTGGGGTTTTGAGAAAAATTACCATGTTTAATGCAAGTTATTACAACATTTGTTCTAGCATTTTTATAAATGACATTACTGTAAGAATATCTACAATTATTCATCATTGTAGATTTTTGTATAAACTCTATTGTTGTTAATCGCCTCATATCTTGAAAATTGACATCTACGTGTGCTTTTTAAATAAATAGATAGCGGTCTTTTTTTCCCGCCTCTATTTATGAGAAACTGTATTACAGATGTATATCGGAGTTCGATTTCCTTTCCAACAAACCAGCCAAGGGGGCATGTTTTCTACTACAAAAACAGATGCAGATGCTATACGCACGAATTTAATTTCGCTGTTGACCACCAAGAGAGGTCAGCGCGTAATGAACAACCGCTTGTACTCACCTCTGTATGATTATATATTCGAGCCGTGGGACTCAAGGGCTCAATCGGAATTAAACAAGGAACTTACTGATAAAATTATCGAATTTATTCCAAACATAAGCATAAGTACTATCAACTACAGTTTTAATGAAGAGAGCTATACATTGACTGTGGATGTTATTTATAAAATCCCAGAATTAGGGGGTTTAAAAGACGATGTATCAATTACAGTAAATTTTGATGACGGACAATGAGACAAATTCAAGTAAACTATCTCAGCAGAGATTTTCAAACAATAAAACAGGACCTAATAAAGTATTTAAAAGCATACTTTCCTGACCAATGGCAAGATTTTAATGTCGCGTCACCTGGAATGGCCATGCTTGAGCTAAATGCTTATGTTGGCGACTTGCTTAGCTATGTTGCTGACAAAAAGTTTAATGAATTATTTTTGGATGGAGTTCAAGAAAGAGTCTCCGTTTATCGCCTTGCTAAAACAAAAGGGTATAAAGTGCCTGGCGTTCGCCCAGCTGTGTCGCTGATTGACGTTATAATAGATGTTCCCGCTACCTCTACTGGGCCAAGCATAACTTATCTACCGTTATACAGAAGGGGTATGCAGGTAAAAGGGGCTGGTCAAATATTTGAAACCCTCAATGACATTGATTTTTCAAGTGATTTTTCTGATAATGGAATAGCAAACAGAACTATTCAACCAGTTCTCAACGCAAACCAAGACCTCCTAAAATATAGAATTGTCAAAAGAGAAGAGATTCGCGCTGGAGTAACAAAGACATTTAGGCAAGATGTTACAACCGATGGGGGCGTTCCTTTTTACCAGATTGAACTTCCTGAAAAAAATGTGCTGGAAATAATTTCAATTATCGTATACACATCGGCAGGTGTCAACAAGATACCTACTTACTCAGAGTGGAACGACGACACAATGAAATACTATGAGGTAGACTTTTTGCCAACCTCTCAAATATTCATGGAGAACGATAATTTCTCTCAGGTAAATGGAATTCAAATAGGCTATTGGAAAGATGTCCCTAAACGATTTGAAAAAGAATTTCTAGCGGATGGAAGTTGCCGAATTACTTTTGGCGGAGGAGATGAAGACTATGCTGCATACACTACTTACATTAACGCTCTTTCTGGAGAAGACGTATGTCAGGATAATTCAAACTTAAATGTCTCAGACATTTTAGACAACACTGCTCTTGGAAATAAAATTCCTCAGAGCGCAACTGTTTATGTTCAATATCGAGTAGGAGGAGGGCAGCTTTCAAACGTAGGAGCCTCAACTCTTACTTCTGTCGCAAATATAGAATCAGTAATAAACGGGGTAAGTGAAGCTACGAACGCGGAAGTAGTTGCATCTACCAAGTCAAACAACCCTATTCCTGGGATTGGAGGTAAAGGCCTGCCGTCTACTGAAGAGATAAAATATAACATCTCAGCTAACCATGCTGCACAAGAAAGATGTGTAACCATAGGTGATTACACATCTAGAGCATACCAGATGGATGGAAAGTTTGGAGTTCCATTCAGATTGCATTCTAAAGTTTCAGATAACAAAGTTAAAATGTACATTCTTTCCATCAATGGAAAAGGGAAGCTTGTTGCGAATTCCACCAGTAGAATAAAAAGCAACATCGTGACCTATCTTTCCAAATATAGAATGGTAAATGACTTTGTAGAAATAAACGATGCAAAAGTTATAAATATTTCACTGAACATTGATTTGTACATTGATAACAACAACTTCAACACAAGGGAGATTAAAGCAGCCGCTATTGATGAAGTCGAAAAATTCTTTGATGTAGACAATTGGCAAATGGGGCAAAACATTTACATATCGCAGCTTACCGATATGTTGAGAGAGCTTCCAGGCGTAGTAAACGTTGTAGACATTGATTTCTTCAACATGCAAGGAGGTGGGTACTCAGAGACGCTACATGCTCAATCCACAGGGGCAATTGAAAACATCATTGGAACTGGAGGATACAGAGTAGCTATGAACCCACAGGACAACGCCATTTTTGGAAGCTCTTTAGCTATGTTTGAGCTCAGGAATCCAAATAAAGATATTAGGGTGCGAGTTGCCTCTTAATTTTTCTTTGTCAGGACCTTTAGATTCGAACATGATTTCTCTTAAAAAGCTTAAATCTACTATAAGTTAGACGGCTGCTTTATTTAGATTATAAATTTCCTCGCGCATATTTATTGAAAAGCAAGTAGATGCGCGAGGAAATCCTTTATAAAGAATCTAAAACAGGTACAACAATAGTATACTTCGATACCTTCCTTCAACCAGGAGAAGGAAAGAGTCCTGCGTACATGACTTTTGACAACCTAAATCTCCCTTATGAAATTACCACTTTTGATGGTAATCAACAATGGATTAACAAAGGAGTGAACAACTCTGGGGTTAATCCTGCATCTGCTGGAATTGGCACAATTACGGGCTCAGTTTACACCAATACTCTAGATTACACATTATCCTCTTCACAAAAGTCAAGAGCAAGAAGAAATTTTGCTCTTGACATGAACGAACTGTTTTCAGGAAACTCTCAGAGTTACATTTTTTTCCGAGAACAACTTGTGGATGATTTATTTATAACAATAGGTTTAGAGAGAACTCAAAAAACTTTAGACACTCTATCAATATATAACAATCTCAGAAACTCTTTCCCCACACAAGAGTCTGACACAGGAGTTGTGTTTGGCCGTATAATGGCTATACAGAAGGTGAAAGATGAAAATGGTAACAATATCAAGATTCCGCTTAGAAATGTCCCTATTGGCGTGTTTGCCCCCTCAGACGTGTTTTCAGACGCAACTGATGTAGATGATAATGGAAGTCGAATTAGTTTTAACTTAAAAGAGGCTAGCAAACAAAGTGACTACTTTAATACCGAGAGCTTCTCTGCAGATACTGAGCAGTTTTTACAAGATGGTAGCAACTTCACTCAAGTGCCCTCTCATTATAAATTCATGACCTACACGAATGACGAGGGAGAATTTGTTATTCACAACGTCCCTACTGGGACACAAACGATGGTGTTTGAAGTTGACATGTTTAAGCAAGGGCTGACTAAGGATGAAATATCTTTAAATTTTTTCCCATTCCCAGCAGACAATCAACCAAATTTTGACACTGTTCCTTCTTTCTTTTTTCGGCAGTTCCCAATTGACGTTGTCCCAACATGGGGCGATTTTCAGACTGGATATACAGAAGTAAACATAAACTCAAACCTTGACCTCAGAAAATGGAGCACGTTCTTCGTTCCCCCTGTGGCGATAGACGAGGAAACAATTGAGCAATTACAATCACAGGGCGTTCCAACACCTGTTCAGGTTCAGATTAGAGATATGGCTACTGAGGGGTATCCTATTCGAAATGTTGAAGTTGTAGAAGTTCCTGACATTAGAAGCCGAGAAGAAAATCAGCAGTTTATGTGGAAAAATGAGTTTAAACAGCTCAAAAGTCGCATTGAAATAAGAAGAGATGGCTGGCAAGCATTTAAGCTCCCTGCCAATTGCTATGACCCACAAGGCTTAAAGACTGACAGAGAAGGAGTCCCAACTGGGAACCGTGGAGTATGGTTGGCAGCATATCAAATGAAGCTGTTTTATGATAGCCCGCAAGCTATATACCGAGCTACTGGTCAAAAAACAGTCCTAACTGAAGATAATACCTTTTCAAGAAGAGACCATTTTCACTTAAACTTTCCATATGAAAACTTTGATGAAGTGCCCATTTCGGCGGCTGCGGAAGGCGCATCAATTGGGGTGTTTCCCTATGAAAAGG